TGCTTCTTTTGTCTTTTCTGTAAGATAGACGATACCAGCTACCAGCGCGGCGATAGCTACGACTATAAGCGCAGCTGGATTCTTCAGCATCGCAGCCGTCAGCTTGTTAGTGGCAGTAGTAGCCACGTTCGTAGCGGCAGCCTGCGCCGTCTTTGCGCCAGCATCTGCTACGGACATCGTTGTACTGGTGGAAGTCACTACGGCTTCTTCTGCTTTCGTCTTATTGAAAAGCTTGTTCAGTGCAGTACGGATCACTACGTTAGCTGCTGAATCCTTATTTAGCGTATTTGCTATCTGCTGCACGCCGTTAAGTACTGCCATAGCAGCCTGCACCTGCAGGAAAGACTTTTCCAGTGCTTCATTTTCACCGCCCAGTAAAGCAGCTGCACTGGTGGCAGTAGTAAAAGCGCCAGCCAGACCAGATCCCAAACTCATAGCAGCGTCCAGATTAGCCGTATCGCTGGAAAGAATACGTATCTGCGTCTGCGTGTCACCCATCTGATCCGTAAGCTTTGCGGCTTTCACTGATAGCTCCACAAATCTTTCGCTGGAAGTGTCGCCTGCCATTTCCATCTTTGCGATTTCTTCGCGAAGCTCGCGTATCTGTAAAGCAGTACGCCTGCACGCGCCCTGCTGCGCGTTGTACGAAGAAATAGCCTGCTTCAGCGTAGTTATATTCTTCTGGTTGGCGTTTATTTCTTCTTGAACGTCGCGGCGATATTGCCTATGTTCTGCGATAAGCTTGTTAAGCTGCGCGCTTTCAGCTTTGCCAGATTCAGTAAGCGCCTGCTGCTGCTGAATGAAGTGTTTTTCGGCAGCAGCTAGATCTGCCATTTCGCGGCGTAGCTGCTTTTCTTTTTCTGCCATTTCCTGCAGTTGCAGCTGCGCGTCCGTCATATCGGCTTCGCCGCGAATCTTTATCAGTACGTTTCTGTCTTCCATATCGGTTAGTGTTTATTCTTTATCTTTTCGATCGCTTCTTTCTCGCGTTCGTTACGTTCCACTATGCGATCCAGTGTCAGCATAAATTCCAGAAAGGTGAAGCTTTCAGCCAGCCTTCCAGTATCGTGTTCTACTGCGCTGATCCAGTCTTCATACGTGCGCTGCTGCTTGTTAAGCCAGCCGATTGGATCATCTGTTCGTGCAGCAGATTTAATTCGGTCTGAAGCCTTATATAAGCGTCTGCATTGCCAGCGACATTCTGCAAAAACGGCATCAATTCCATCACTGGCTTCTGTAAAAAAAAATCTGTCGCGGTCTGATCCTTCTTCCAGCGTTCGATCTTCTTCGCTGCGTAGCCTTCTTCGTAGATTTCTGGCTTTTCCGTACCATCAAAGAAGACGCAGGCGGCCAGACGATAGCAAAGATCCAGATCTGCCGTAAGCATAAGACGATCTTTCAGTACGTCGTTAAGATTCTTGATTCTGAATACGTCTATCGTCTGCTGGTGAAGCACGTTATCTACGGCTTCAGTGAAGCGCAGAAGCGTTTCGCGGCTGCAGCGCATTTCTACTTCATTGTACGCATTAAGCGCTGCGCGTCCGCGCTGGAATGGAAGGTTCGTAACATCGGCGAAGCGATAGTACTTAACGCCGCCAGAAGTGAAGGCATATTCTACGCGATACTTTTCGCGCTGCTTTCTTTTGCGGTCAGCGTCTATTCTGTACGCTTCCACCAGATCTTTTACTAATTGAATGAATTTCATCTTATAATACTTTTAATAGTTCTGTCAGTTCTGCGGCCGTGTGAAGTGCTTCTGTGTGCAGTGTAACGCGGTTACGCTGGACGCGATAGTACTTACGAAGCGGCCAGATCTCTATCTTCAGATTATCACCAGCGCGATAGACCAGCGGCGATCCAGTGCAGGCGCAGCCGCGCCCTATGTAAGCCGCGCCTTCTGGCATAGCTTCTTCGATAGACTTCACGAAGCTTTCGGCTGGTTCTGGATATTCGCGGCGTTCCATTATTCTTCAGCGATTAAGCGTACCACTGGAAGCAGCAGCGTATTTATTCCGATAGATTCCACCATAGACACGAAAAGCCACCAGTCGAAGCCGAAAAGCAGCGGATATAGGATCAGCGTCCAGATTCCGCACATACAGACGCTACACTTACAGACTGGCTTCAGAATTATCCAGAAGCGGCCATCTTTGTACTTCCATAGTCTGTCTGATATCTTTTCTATCGGCTTCCCAAAGATTTCGTCTGGCTGGCAGCAGTACCAGATAGCGGTCACGATCAAAGATATGGTGATCGCGCGGAGTAGAATAGTTAGTTCCATTAGTGTATAGGATTTATATATCTGCTGAAGGCGTGGAAGAAGTAGCGGACGTTATCCAGCATATCTGCGCGTTCTGCAGGATTGTTTCGGTTTGTCTTTACTGGCTTGTGGTTTTCGTCGGCTTGTACGTTTTCCAGATCGAATATAACGTGCTGGCATTTCTGGCCGTCTATTACGATCTGGTATTGTTCAAAGATACTATTCACGAAGATCCACGATTCAGCCAGCGGCGGATTATGTGTGCCAACTTGCATCTGCGTAGAAGCCAGTCGAAAGTATTCCTTTATCGCTTGATAGTTGTTCATTATCGACATCGTAGTACGCGCTGATCCAGCAGCGTCGCCAGTTACTACTAACAAAGCACGCGGATAGCGTCGATCTATTTCGCGGCATAGCGTCAGTGTCGTAGCGTCTTCCAGTGCTATATCTTCGACGCACCAAAAAGTATTATGATGGATCTGCCACAAGCTGCAGGTAATAGGATTCCTATTGAAGTCGAAAGAAGCGTATAGCGGCGCGTTTGGAAGGTATTTAACGCTGCCGACGTGTCTTTCTCTATTGAAGGCATAGCACCAAAGCTTATCACTGGCCGTCATAGGGTTCTGCTGGTACTGCGTCTGGAAGACGTAGCGGTTAGCGCGTTCCAGTTCGTGCAATTCTTCGACGCTATGCTTCAGCGGATATAAGGCTTCTTCTGTGCCGTCTTCGTGTGTTATAAGTGCTGGCAGCGTAAGTACGTGCCATTTGTCTGGCTCTGTCGCCATAAGATATCCAGCCAGATCTTCTTTGTGAAGACGCTGCATTATCACGATAATAGGCGTATTACGGCTATTTGCGCGGCTTCTGATAGTTGTTTCAAATCGCTGGTTAACCTTGTCGCGCATAACTGGCGATTCTGCGTCGTCTGGCTTCAGTGGATCGTCTATTATGATAGCGCCGCCCCACTGCGCGGACGTATCTACTTCAAATTCATTTATCAGCCTTTCTTCTTCCACCAGACCTGCGCCGAATCCAGTAACTTGGCCAGCGCTGGAAGTAGCGTACACGCCGCCGCCTGCGGTAGTGTACCATTTCTGCTTTGACTTACTATCTTTCTTCGGCTGGACGTAGGGAAAAAGATCTTGATACCATTCGCTATTGATCGTATCTTTTGCCGCTTCGCTATTATCCAGCGCCAGACTGGAAGAATAAGATAAGTGCAGGTATTTAGAAGCAGGATTCATCGCCAGACCTTTCGCGATAAACATCTTCACTGCCATTTCGGTCTTACTATAGCGCGGCGGCATATTTATTATAAGTCTGGTGATTTCGCCGCGATAGACTTTATCCAGTGTTTCGGCTATTATTTTATGGTGTCGCCCAATGTTGAAGCGCCTGCCTTCGTTTTGCCGAAAGAAGTATCTGGTAGCGAATAGCGTATCAGTTATGCACTTCGCCTGCAGAAGCTTTTTCTGGTCACTTGTCAGATCCATTTATATCGTTTCTTCGATACTATTAAGAAAGTCGCGCGCTTCTTCTGGCGACATAGGCTTTTCGAAGCGTACTTCAGTCTTTTGTTCTATCTGTGTCTTTTCGACGTAGCCGCGATCCTTTCCGCGCGTCTTCAGATAGAAGATTATGGCGGTAGTGTCGCCTGCTTTGATATTCTTCTTCAGTGCGCTTTCTGCAAAGTCCAGCGCGTTTTCGTTAACTTCTTCCACTCTGGCGGCAAAAGACTTATCGCGCTGCTTCCATTTGTAGTAAGTAGCGCGATCTATTCTGACTGCTTCGCAAGCCATCGTTACGTTTCCCAGTGTAGCCTTCAGCTGCTCCAGAAAGGCTTTCTTATTTGCTGCCGTCTTTTCCTTTGTCGAAGTACCCATAGCGGATCAGTTTTAATTCTTGTTTCTGGTGTACTTATAGCCGTACTTCTTCTGGTTTGCCTTCAGCCATTTGTCCGCTGCGTCGCTATAGTTTTTGCCTTTCATTTTTGCAGATCTTACTGCTTTAATAAAAGCTTCAGCCTTAAAGTGCGTGCCTTTCTCAAAGATATAGTCATAATGTTTTCCAGAAGCTACTATACCTTTCGCTTTTGATTGTTTGCTGGTATTGATAAGATCCAGATCTGAAAAAGCTCCACCGCTTGGGTGATTATGGATAAGCATAGTCTTTTCACCTCTGCGCACTTTTGCATAAGCGCCTATTCCTACGCTATGCGCTTTTCCTGCGTTGTACTTGTGAACGTAGCCGTCTGAATCTACTTCATAGGCAAATTCACGATTAGCAAGTAGGTGATTCCTTTTGAATTCTGCCAGCGCACCTTCAAAAGTCTTAGACTTTATCCGTGTATTTGCCATAGCTGGATATAGTCTATTTGAATCATCTTGTGCGTTACCGCCCCCATTTAGATCAGCGTGTGCGAAAGAAAAAGTGCTTTCACCGCTGGAAGCACCGCGACCGCCGCCCAGCTCCATTGCTGGAAGCTGGTCTGGCAGTTCGTCTATGTACTGACGGATCTTCTTTCCGTCTATCTCAAATTCCAGAAGATCCGAAAAGCTCTTGAAGCTGATTTCTTCTTCTGTGTGGAAGTTGTAAAGATTCCATTTTGGCTTCTTAAAGATTGCCCAGTCTTCTCTGGAAGTAAGATTGATATACGTTACTTCTTGACTGATCAGAAATTCAAATCTTTGTATTCTCATAGTTTTTTCTTGAATTTGTCTGTTACTTCATTCTGGTAGAAATATACTGGATAATCGCTTTCCAGTTCCACTTTTCCGCCATAGCACCAGACTTCGCGCGGTCTGGTACGTTCCAGCATAGTCTGGAAGCCTTTCTGGAAAAGTGATCGGTTATATTCTTCTTTCTTTACGCCTATAGTGCTTATAGCTACTATAGAGTTCTGCGGAACGCCGTCAAAGCAGAAGTCAAAGCTTCTTTCATCTGACCAGCTTATCGAAGGTATTACGTGCAGACCTGCGTCCTGCAGGATCTGGCCGACCATACGGCTTCTGTAAGTATTCCAGATCATCATAGCCAGCGGCATTTCGTTATAAAGCGAATAGTCTGGCGTAAGTATGCAGCCGAACTTCTGAAGCGTTTCGATATATTTGTCTGGATCAGACCAAAGTCTTTCTATCTGGTAGTCGTCAAGAAAGCAGTGAAGGCCGCTTTTCTTGTCGCCGTCCGAAGATATGGCGTAATTGAAGCCGATCAGCCTTTCTGGTCTGTTGACGTATTCTGCCGCCAGTTGTGGTATGTTATATCGGCCTACACATCGCGAAGAATCGAAGAAGTGAAGATTATAGGTGTTATAGGTGCGTTCGCGTTCGTTAACCTTTCTATCTTCGCTGGCTTCGTCTGTGGATTCAGCCTTCTTTTCTTCTTTCGGCTTTTCCGTGTCAGTGTTGAAGCTTACGTTTATCTGGTTGAACTTAACGCCGAAGCTATCCAGATCCAGATTATCCCATTCGTTCGCCAGCTGGTCATAGTTCCAGTCGCCGTAGCTGCCATTATCCAGAAGCGCGATCTTCTTCAGTTCGTCGATCGTAGTGTCTGGCGGAATGATCTTGCAAGGTGCAGTCTTCTTCTTCAGTGACTTTAGCGCTTCCAGTCGCATATTACCGCCTATTACTACGTAGCGCTGCTTACACAGATCCGTTTCTTCACCGATGGCAAAGACAAGCAGCTCGCGAAATTGCAGCATCTTTTCGCCATTTTCGATACTATTCCGTAGCTGCTTGAACTTTGTTTTCGTGATAGTACGCGGATTCACTGGAAGGCCAGCTATCTGGCCGATATTACGCTCCAGCTGAATCAGCGGTATATCCTTAGTTTCTATATTCATAGTGTTGTTATTAACGTCCAATGCGCCGCTTGGACGCGATGGGACGGCAAAAGATTAAGTAATCTTTTCGGCTGCAAAGTTAGCTAATCTTTTTGATTAGTCGCGCGAAAGACATAATATTTTCCCTAAATTTATCAAGAATACCATAGCGCCGTCCATTTTGGCCAGTTCCATATCCTTAAGCTTGAAGGTGATCTTCGCGTCTGGATCGCAGTCGCGACACTGGAAGGTGATCCGTTCCAGCTTCTTCACTTCGCCAGTCTTCTTACTAAGAAGCTTCTTCTGGTTGGCTTCTGATCCAGTCACTACTACTTTGGTATCTTCCATACTTTCCAGACTTTCAAAAAGCTTTTTTCTGACTTGTATAGATACGGCCTTTTCTGCGGCCTTTTCGCGATCTGCGTTCGACATAGGACACGGCAGGCTGAAATATGGTAGCCAGTAATCAAAGTGCTTTACTACTTCTTCCAGATCGCCGAAGTAACGTGTAGCCTTCAGCGCCTTTTCCACTACGTATCTGTACTTCTTCGGCGCTACTTTGTCTATCTGACACTTGCAGAAGACGAATTTTTCGTCGCCTTTTTCGTGAATGATAAATGATTCACCGACTGGCATATCTTCATACCGGACGGATCGCCACGGATTATCTACTACTACGATGTTATTTTCCATACGTTTCAAAAATTGTTTATAGTCATTACTTCTTTTTGCGGCTGCTGCGCGATTCTCTATACGCGCCTTTGCTGCGGCCTTCTCTGCTTCAAATTCAGCTTCTATAGGTATAGTCATATCAGAACGCTTTTTATTGCGATCACCAGTACGACGATCGCCGTTATTACTGCTGCCAGCATCACGATAGCCAGAACGCAGACGCGATGCTTTATCTGCTGCTTTTCGAATTCATTGTGCCGAATCGCGTCGCGTTCAGCCTTTCTTAGTTTTTCCCTTTCGTACCAGTCCATAGTTTTTCTGTTTTTAAGTGACCAGCGGCGAAGCTGCCACTGGTCAAAAAGATTAGTATTGAAGTAAAAAAATTATTCGATATCCACGTCTTCTTTGTCGCCGTTCTGAATAGCGTCCAGATCGTCGCCGTCCATTGACCAGTATTTCTTCGCGCGGCGAAGGTTGGCGCGCCAGAACTTCAGCGTTTCGTTAGCGTCGTCTTCGTCGCAGTGTTCCAGTACTTCGTTACGGCCATCTTCAGTCCATTTCAGCTTCAGATTCTTCTGCAGCTTGAAGTCTGGCTTCACTGATCTGGTAGTGAAAGCGTCTTCGTAAAGCGTTACTTCGCCTTCTTCTTCAGTCTGCTTCGCGAAAGCTGCGATATCGGCGTTCAGCTTTTCAAATCCCTTGATAATTGTTTCGATTTTCATAACTTGTTATTTATTTGATTTGACGCTGCAAAGTTACGAATAAAACAAACACACACCAAACAAATAAAAGACTTTTTGCAAATTATTTTACATCTGCTATAAATAGCTGATACAAAGAAGTATATATAGCTTTGCAAGTGGCTTTTCTGGCCGTTTTTCTTCGCTTCTGGCTGGTATAGTCTTTCTTGATACGCTTTAGAAGGTCAGCAGAACGTCGTATTCACTGGTCTAAAAGATTAGCCTTTGACTTCTTTTGCCTACTTCTGACGTGCTGGCCTGCGTCGTATCTTAAATGACACTGCTGGCAAAGCATACGCAGATTATTGATATCGTCGTTAGCTGGATTCTGATCTAAGTGCGCCGTAGTAAGTACGATCTTCGTATTATGGCGCGATCCGTCTTTCCAGATCCTTTCTACGATAGTGTGGTTTTCAACGCCGCAGAACTCGCAGCGGTTCTGCGCTATTTCCAGCCGTCTGGCGCGAAGCTGCTTCCAGTTCGCTGGATATTTAGACTTGTCTTTTATAGGCATAATTTTACTAGTTTAGTGCTAACA